ACCAAGACGACCGAGCTCACTGGAGACGACTGTCATTGACCGTGCCAGCCTGATTGCCTCTGAGGCCGGGATAGTAACACTAAATACTGCCTTGCCCTGAATTATGCTCCTGCAAGCGTCTGTCAGAAGAGGGCATCCGTGTTCAGCTGACCATGAGTGTATTTTATGGAACAGGAGATATAAAGCGCCTAGTTTATCTTCTTCTCTCAACTGGTACATGGTGCAGGATCGCACATGATGCTTAACAAGAGAAAAGCCATGTTCCCTAGTTATCTCTCCGATCTGGACACTTCTCCAAACAGCAGTTGAGAAGAACCGAACGAGAGCACGGCTTGTGCTTCCTGCATGCTCATCTTGGAACAATATGATTTTCCCAGTGTACAACTCGCTCTGCAGGTCAAGGAGCAATCGTGAAGAAAGAGACGACATTTCCGAGGAGATCCGAGATTGAAGTGTGAGACTAGTTGGTACATACCCTGGATCCCCCGCCCCTCCATAACGTGCAACAAGAGGATCTTCTGCCATATATGGACTCTTTGCTAATAAGGCAATCTTGGAAGCAAAGGCTGAGGACATTGCCACAATTGCAGGCAGTAGGGACCAACGAGGGTTACCTAAGTTTTTAAGGAATACTCCCTTGATTGAAGCACTGGCAATTTCTAGACTAGCCAAGCTAATGCAATGAGACAGTGTAATCCCACGGAGCTCTGGAAGGCCTATAATGACTCGCAGATTGGATCCTGAGTGATCAGCGAGAGCAAGAGCTGCATGTCCAACGTCCAGAGCACGGGAGAAGAGTCTTCTAGTTGCATAAGGAACAAGAAATGCACTCCGAGGAGAGCACGCTATAGGCCGGCATAGTGCAGAAGGAGTCAGACCAGCTGTAAGCTCTAGGGCCACTACTGGGTCATAGACTAGCTTGTTAGTAGCGAGAACCAGGGGTTTTGGGATGGACAGGAAGGAGCAGTACAAGAACGAATCAGGCAATTGAATGAGTTGTTTTTCATCATAGCATATGGTCACAAAGTTTTGGAGGTCTGAGCAATGTGACGATATCTGTAAGACCCCTATGCATGCGACCATGTCTTCTTGGACCATTCGTGGATAATCATCCTCGCCACCTGAGAGAGGAGCAGCAGAATTAGTGGATATCAAAGCATTGCTAGCGATTGACATAGACCCAAGACCATTAGCAGACCGCACCCCGAGCCTTGAGGAATACCGATGTGCTATCTCCCCACCGTAGTAACTCCCTAGATAGGGAGTTGTTTTGAGGAGGTCAATGTCCCCTCTCGTGAAAGCAACGTGCTGAATCATCTGTTTGAGAGATGAGTCAACCCCTGGTTGCATCATTATGTCACTCAGTCTTTTAATGGCCCTGGATGGAGCAGTGGAAGTTACAATTCTATAACCATGAGAACTCCTATGTTCCCGTGTCTGGCGGCCAAGATAAGGGGTATGTGGTCCTCTTCTCCAGCTGGCATCCTTTCCGATATTATTACTGAGAACCCCTCGCACTCCCTGATGGGCGGGAGGGAGCAATGACACATCAACCTTCTGATCCCATGGTGTGTATGCTGTGACTCCAACCAGGTTGATTTCAGTCTCCTTTACCCAAAAGCTTCTTAGGCGCTCGATGTCACGATAAATATCCAACACTCGCCTTTCAATGTAAGGCAGATTTCTGATTTTCCTCACTGTCTCCATTAGATGTGATAAACCAGAAGCAAGAATCAGGCCCACGGGGTCGACCTCATCATCTTTGGAGATTAGGTCCTGAATCGTTCGTGTAGCTGTGAACATCTTCCCAATGGTCTGGGATGCCCCGACCACTGACCATCCCAAGATGTCAGATGCTATGATGGGATTGAGTGGAGACATAGTCTCTAGTGACCGAACAAGGTCCTTCTTGTATGCAGAGACATCCGCTGCCATCAGATCTTTGATATCTTGGTTGCATGAGAGGGTGTATACTGATTCTCTACTTATACGTTCCACTGCCTGGATGGGACTAGAACCTCGAGTGAGAGGAAGAGCATAAGGGTCTGTGAAAAGCGCTTCTCGAGAGGGGGCCCTCTCCATCCATTCTCCTGAATGCAAGGCAAATATCCACCTCCTGACCAGGGGGGATCGACCCTGCATTAGCATCAGATGAGCATAGTCCTTTGAGAGGGGATCCGCACCTCCCTTGTATAGGAAGCTTGTTACAGTGGAAGTTTCCAACCCTCCCAGGCTGCCAGGGAAGACGAGAAGAGCCCATATCATGTTGAAATCCATCTCTGCTATTGTGCGGGGAGTCACAATGGATGCCTCTACTGGCTTTGTGGTTTTGAGACATGTGAAGTAAAGAGCAGCATGGAAACAGTATAAGAAATACCCTAGAGTTGGGAGCTTGAGGCTCTCAGCTCCTGCCTGTGCTTGACTAGATAATGCTCCAACAGAAGCTGACACGCTTGGGAAGTCTGCACTGCTATGCGGCATCATCCTGCTGAATGCTTTACAGGAGGTAAAGTATTCAACTCCGTCAATGTAGACATTCTTGCTGTAGGTGATCACTGACGTGGAAGACAATGTCTCATCCGTCTTGACCAGCTGTCCTACCCTGGAGCAACTCTCCTGGATAGATGCTTTGATGTCTGCTGTAAGGCTCCGAACAAACTCATCAGGGTCACAGGAACCAGGCACCTTGACAAAAGCCATCACTGTCTGGTTATCAGCTTGTCCTATCTGGTAGTATCTGAGGCCAAATGATCTCAGAGCTATGTCCATCATGGGGTACGTGCAGAGTGTCCACCCTTTCTGGAATAGTCCCTCTATCCCAACCTCATGATTGAACCACATGAGGGAGCTCTCAGGGCAGTAAGCTGATGTCTCAGGGGTTGTTGCAAGAGACACATGGGGTGGCTCACATTCGCTTGTTCTTACAAGCATGACACACTTCCGGAAGAAATGATGGATCACTGTGAAGGCCCCAGGTAAGCCAAACATGTCCTCCAATGTATATCCTACTGGATCAACTACTTCCGGATGCCAGTGGAGGTTCCATCGAGTAAGATCGACTTCGAGGAATAGCCTGATGTATTCTGATAAGCCGGTGGGTTGAGTGACTTCATGGAAGAGCTCTAGGATCTCTAGTCTGCCTAGAGTCATGGTTTGCGGAGGGATATGTGGGAACACATACTCTGCTAGGTTAGCTTCAGTAACAGCAAAGTAAGCTCGCATTTCGTACACCATCATCCCGAACATCCTTGCTGCCTCCTTGAATTCCCTTTCCTTCGGATACAAGGATACAATGAGCCAGTCGAAGGGAATATCGCCATGTCTCACTTGCTCAATGATCTCCCGAAGATCCGTGTCGCCCCTTCTCAACATCTCAATCAGCAGACGCTTGCTGCTCTTTGGCTTGACACTTCTGTCCCAGGTGCAGTTGCAGTCTGACCTGTAGAAAGACAAGGTTTTATCATCCATAACGTCCAAGTAGTTAGGGTAATAATCAAACTCCAGATGCTTCTTGAAAGTAATGTGATCCCAGTCGGTAAGAGGATATGGGTGAGACTTGAGATTGGTCTCATTGAGGCTGTATAGCCTCCACAGCTCTGTTCGGGCTCCGTCCTCCTCGGCACTGAGTGGAGGCCACTCCTTCTTGTTTGAGAGGTATCCTTCAACATATAGCCTGCAGAAACTATTACGGAGGTCCTGAACATGTCTGTAGTTTCTCGGATCAATGGCTTGTGCTTCTTCACGCACTGATTCCCCTCCTGCAGAAGGATCAATGAGGGGGTGACCACAGATCTTCTGAAGACCAAACAGCTCAACTGCTTCGGGAACCGAGTGCTCCCTCTTGAGTATGGACTCTAGAAGATCTGCCTGGAAGGGTGCCCTTCCTCCTAAAGACCTTTCTTTATTCCGAACCACCTCCAAAAGGTCTCTGTGGGAATCTCCATCACAGTCCATTCTCCCAGCTACACGGCTTATATTGGTTTTTGCGAGGGATTCAACCTGTTTGCCTACTCCGTAGCCTCTGTTCCTATACCTGACAATGCACTGCTCAAACCACTTGATGATCTCCACTATGGAAGACTCCAGGGTAGGGCTACGATACACCACTCGTGCCGCAATGAGGGTGTTGAACTGAACCCTGTACATATCCTTGAGCATCAATAATTGGTCACAAGAGACTAAATAGGACACATTGTGGTACTTTGGAACAATCAAGGAGACGAAGGAATCAGAGATCACGGTTGACCGGGATAGCTGCACCTCCCTGACTCCTAAATCTCCTTTAGATCGGGATGTAGCCAGATCGTTGACGACCTTCTCTATCTCAATCGCCACAGAGAGGAAGGGAATCAGACCCTTTGTGAGATCTGAGAAGTCTGGAGGGGAATACCCGATGCCCCAAGGTAGGCCCCATCTGGAAAGACCAGCTGATGCATGAGAGCTGAGGGATACAGCAACTGCTGTTGCATCCTTGGCAGCTTGTGACCCAGTAGTTTCTGAGAAGAAGGTCCTTACCATGGGATATTCTGAGGGGTCCAAGCACTCAATCTCTCTGGCTCCAGCCCCTGTTAGGAAGCGTTTAATGGTATGGAATTCCCCTCTGTACTCATGAGCGTCTACTGAAATCCCAGCCCTTGTCTCCAGCAGCCTCAAATAGAACCTGTCCCTTCGGTTGATGATTATTGGCGAATTGAGGTAAGTATTGATGAAGCTTCTCTTACCCATGACTGAGGTTGATTCTCTTTAAGGGTAGCTAACTAGGTTTTGTTAATTGTCGTAATAAGTTCATCAATCATGGTTTTGCATTAAGAGGACCCCTCAGAAAGAAAGAAAACCCCTTTTCCAAGAGAGTAAGGTCGGAACCTACCCTGCACAATCTGACTCACCTGGATCTGTGTAGGATTGCTAGCTGGTAGCATTAAGGTCAGCAAAAAGCTTGTTCATGTCGTCCATGGAGAAAGGGGTTGGATCAGTGTGCCCTGTCTCCTCCGGAAGCAAAACCCCAGTCCCAATCAACTCAGCCTCAATAGCTACCATCCGAGAATTAAGAATCTTATTCTCCAGGTATAGAGACGATAGAGCTTTCCTGCATTGAGAGAGTGTGTCCCTAATGTACGTGGTTGCATCATCGGTTCCCCCCTGTGAATGGGGGTGAATTTTCGGAGGTACATTGGCATCAAGATATACTTGATCAACATCCTCACCTTGGACAACTTGTGCCACAGCACGCATTACCTGGCACATTCCTGTTATCTGACCAAGATTCTGGCCTCGTCGGTTACACTCCGCCAGCGTGGAAATTGACGTCTCTCGCAAGGTCTTTGTTGCCTCTAAGACCTGGCTGGCAGGCGTCTTTGGTCTGATTAATCCCTTCCGGCCAGAGCTCAACTTGATCACAGATTGATGTTGTCCAGCCATCCTTGTAGAAACTGTAATAAGCTATGAAGCGTGGCTTTAACGGACCTTGGCAGAGAATTATCACTTCCACACACCGATTCCTGTCATTTCGGTTTTCTTAACATCACAGGATCTAGGGAGGGAGACACGCAAGTAAAGGAGTACGCCGAAGACGAGAACGCCTTCTTCCGCTACACAGAGCTGAGTATGCTGTATCCGTCACTTGAAAAGATCCAGAGCTGAGCACCTCTGAGCTTCAGAAGTAGTCGTGAGCGCCAACTCAGTAAGTGGCACGTTATGCTCCTCCATGATGCGTCCAGAAGCCAATGCGTCGTCATCTGAGCATTGGTGAGGAGAACCATGACTCTCCCCCCAGAGATTGCAATCTTCGGAGTCGTGGAAAGGGGATATGGCTTCAGCTACAAGGTCATCTACACTTTCTGGATCTACATCATGAAGAGGTCTGGATATGTCCTTTGACTCTAAGGCAATATTGAGGACTGATAGCAATGTAGCCTGAAGTTGATTGGCCTCCTTGCATAGCTCTGCAAGGAAAGACGAACTGAAAGCCAGTTTTCTAAGCACTATAGAAGTGGCCTCCCCTGCAGAGTGCGCAGACAAGTCCACCTCGGGAAGACCAGGGTCATGCGCACTGACTCCAAAAAGAGTCCCAACCTTGATGGCATGGTAGACCTGGGCGGTGACAGCTCCATCTATGGAACACAGAAGGGTCTTCCTATTAATAGCTACCTGTTTCCATTCTGCTGCAGCTGTCTGAGCATCATGGAGTTTAAGCAAAGCTCTGGAAAGCTCATTCTTGTAGTGGGCACTTGTCATGCTTGCAACCCCCTTCCCGAATATATGATGGTTAGGTTGCGCTAGAATTTCCCTCTCTGAGAGCACACAGTGTTTAATCTTGTAGAAGACTTCAGGTTTCTTTTAATCAGAGGGAAGGAAAAGCACGGTAGTGCCAGAGACATCACGACATTGAATGTTGCAGATGAGGGCGCCTCAGGCTCAGTAACTGAGGCAGGTATTCGACAAAGGAGAATAGTTCCATTCTGGGCACAGCATCCTGGGGGGTGTTCGGAGACTTGTCGGATCCACTCCCTGTTGCATCTACTCTGGGAGACCAACTGGGACGGGCTCCTCATCTCCAGCCTCCTCTTCTTCCTCGTAATCCTCTTCGGCGGTCACCCCCAGAGCACGCTCTTTCTGGAGCAACTCACCTGTTCGGATTCTTTCCCTGCGCTCAAGCTCATCCTCAAATGCTTCTACTATGGCTGTGAAGGCATTAGACACGTAGAAGCCTTTGATTGTCTCGCTAACATTGGTTGCTACTTTGACAGCACAGGCAACTAGAGGTTCGAGTTCTTTGCGAGGGAAGATAGGGGACTTGTCCCCATAGATGACCTTGATGAATGGCCTTTGGACAGGGTCGGTCCTTGAAAGGGCGCCCATGCTCTCAACATAGACAGATAAGGGAGTTCTGAGGGCAGGGATCTCCACTATCCAAGGATAAGAGCGGATGAACTCCATGGTAATCCGTGCATGCTGCAGACCATTCCATCGAAGCAAGTGCATTGTAGTGTAGATCAAGTCCTGGCTGAAATCAGTATCCGACTGAGCATATTTGGCATACTCGGAGACTACAAGGGCTCTCAAGGTAGAGAGCTCTGCCCATGCACTGTTGATCAAGTTGTGAGAGGCGTCGCTAAGCCTAAGTTTCCCATCTAGAAGACCTTGAATAGCAGAGAGATGAGCTTTCTTCTTGACAGCATCTGGACGAGCACTCACAATTGCTTTGTGGTCGGTTCCCTCTATCTTTTTCCCGATAAGGAATAGGACGATGGAGTAGTGGCCTATCAGGATTTTGGTGGCCCACTGATTGTTAGCATCAGTCCACTGGAGAGCTGAGTCAGGGAGAGGCAAACCGGGGATGAGTCCTGACTGGAGAGCTCCACGGGCTAAGGATTCGACTTGGGTTTGATCACGAGCTTGGCATGCCTGGCGGAACGCCGCGAAGAAGTTGTTGATGGCCTCGACCTGGGACTCCTCAAGAGTGGTGATCGAGTAAGTGTGAGCAGGAAGTCTGCTGGCGAAGGAAGGTGTGTTAGCAACAACATAGGTAGCAACGAATGACTTCCAAGCGTTGAGGGATCGAGAACCTGACGTTCCACAGCAGGCAATGGTGAACAAGAAGGCCCTCCGAGTATCATCTGATGCGGCAGGGGGAAGGATTATGATCGGAACCTTATCCACCAAAGCCAGTGAGGCTAGTTTCCCTTTCTTCCCAGCTCCAAGCACTGGAACTGGGGTGAATACTCTAGAGGAGAAGAGAGCAGTTGCAAGGTCAGCTGCCATCTCAGTGCTGTAGTGAAATCTTTACAATCTGGGTGTTGATTATTTCAGACAGATGCGGAAACTTAGGTTTTTTCAATTTCTGGTTGTTGTTCAATTATCATTGGAGAGATCCTCCCGGTGGAGAGAGACCAAGAAAGAGAACTTTGCATTCTTCGTGGCTGCTAGACACCAGAGATCACTCCACTGGGTCCTCCTGTCCCCAAATCCCAGCTCCGCTCTGAACCACCTCCGAGCGTGTCGCTAGCGGAGCAGCTGGAGCCACCACAGTGGATTTAGCCGCAGCAGCTGACGAGGCAGTCGCAGCACTCCTTCTAAGCTTGGCAGGTCCAGATGGCCGAGTAGGAGTGATTCCCGTAGAGCCTGTCATCTGCATCTTGAGCAACGAGAATTCCTTGGCGAGCTTGTTGTATGATGTTTGAAGAGCCAGGTTGCTCTGCTCGAGAGCGGATGTCTTTGCCAGAAGCGAGGACACTGTTGTCGCCAGGTCTGAAACAGTATCACTTAAAGCACCAGACCTGACCGACAGTTCTTGAACCTCCGCCGATTGGGCAACTTCGAGGGGCGGCAAGTAAGGTTCACGGGCCTCAGGAGGAGCCACCCCCGCTTGGATGAAACCCCCTAGGGTGAGGGGTGCTGATGTTGTCTTGGGACCTGTGACTTGGAGCTGACTTTTTTCACCTTGATCCCCTCTGAACTTTCCTTTGTTCTTTGCTCCTCGTCCCTTTGCTTTCGGTTCTTTAGCCGGGGGGGGCGGACCTGGGGCTTTGAGAGCAGTTGGTGTGGCTGACATGCTTAGAGGGGACTCTACCCCGAGAGTGGAAGCAATCTGTGCAGCTTGCTCCATAGCAGCTTCCATCGACAAACCGGACCCTCCAATACTAACTCCTTCAAAATCACTGTCGAGTGGGGCAGAAGAGGTAGAAGCCATCTCAAGATACTGACGGATGGTTATACTCGGTATGCACCTCTCAGGTTCTGGCTTGGGACCAAGATTGTCTTAATCTGTTATGGTTCACGTGTGTAG